TTTCACTCTCAGTAGCTGAGTCGTCTACCGGTACGGACGAAGTAAGTAGTTTAGCTACGTTTGGTAGTTCCGTGACGGAGTTAGCGACTGGCGCTGATTCTGTAAGTGGTTTAGCTACTATTTCACTCTCAGTAGCTGAGTCGGCTACCGGTACGGACGAAGTAAGTAGTTTAGCTACGTTTGGTAGTTCCGTGGCGGAGTTAGCGACTGGCGCTGATTCTGTAAGTGGTTTAGCTACTATTTCACTCTCAATAGTAGAGTCGGCTATCGGTGCAGATGAAGTAAGTAGTTTAACTACGCTTGGAAGTTCAGTAGCTGAGTCGGCTATCGGTGCAGATGAAGTAAGTAGTTTAGCTACGATTGCACTTTCAGTAGTAGAGTCGGCTACCGGTACGGACGAAGTAAGCAGTTTGGCTACGTTTGGTAGTTCCGTAGAGGAGCTGGCGGCGGGTGCGGATACAGTTAGTTATATCTTGGTTTTCCTTGCCACAATTACCGAGTCAGTTGTTGGTCTGGATTCTATAAGCAGTAGGACGGTGTTTGGTAGTTCCGTAACGGAGTTAGCGACTGGCGCTGATTCTGTAAGTAGTTTAGCTACTATTTCACTCTCAGTAGCTGAGTCGGCTACCGGTACGGACGAAGTAAGTAGTTTAGCTACTATTTCACTCTCAGTAGCTGAGTCGGCTACCGGTACGGACGAAGTAAGTAGTTTGTTTACGGTTAATAGCTCAGTAGCTGAGTTAGCTATAGGAACGGACCAAATAAGTAGTTTAGCTACGATTGCACTTTCAGTAGTAGAGTCGGCTATCGGGGCGGATTTAATTAATAGTACGGGTGTTTTTGGTAGTTCTGTTATTGAGACCAGCATTGGTTCTGACTTAATAACGTGTAACTTATTGTGGGAGGTTATAGATACGTTTGAAACTGCTGACTGGAATAACATAAACGCTTCACAAAACGTTACATGGGGGGCGGTGAATACAGAAAGTGCAACGGATTGGGGGAATATAAACGCGTCGCAGACGGTAACATGGAGCGATGTCTCCACGGATGTTGACCCTAACTGGTCAAATATTAACACTAAAGAGTAGGCGGATATATGGCACTAGTAGTAAAAGATAGGATTAAAGAAACAACTTGCTTTACGAAATCTGGAAGTGGAACTAAACTATGGTGAAGAAGATTCAGAAAGGCTAGGAAATTATACTTTAAAAGAAGAGAATATTATGGTGTTTAAGAAAGAACTTGAAGAGTTAGTAAATAATGTAATTGAACTGACAGAATATACACTATCGTTAGAAGATTTGGAAGATACTGATTTGTCTGTTTCAGATTTTTCTAATTTAGCATTCATAATAACACATGGGGTCAACAATCGTGGGCCTAATAATTAACTTGACTAATTGGAGTTTTTGACATGAGTGATCCAGCAACGGGGATAGCGGCAGGCTTTACAGGCGGTAAAATTTTATCTGCTATTGCCGGATTGTTTGGTGGTTTGTCCATATCATTTTTTTGGCAACCAAGAAGTCTTCACCAACATGGTAAGTTGGCAGCGGGGGCTATAGTTGGTGGAATTGCTGTTGCAGCTAGTTTCGCTTTGGGGGGCGTCGTAGCTTCTTATTTAGGAGTGGATATAAATGAAGCGGATACTGCTTTGGGTATTGGTTATTGTGTGGGTGTTTCTAGTGTCGGTGTTATATCATTCCTTGCTAATTTCTTCGCCAATAGAGAAGGGAAAGACATACTTGAAGTTGCCTCAGAAATAAAAAATACAACAAGACCTAAAAAAGTAACACGATCTAAAGTAACACATAAGAAAAAGAGGACTAAAAAATGAAGTTATTCTTTGTTTTTATAACTTTGATGGATTTATGTGCTGCTGGAATTATATTCGCAGGCGCTTTGTCGGAAAGAATGAGGTTGTACCCTACGTGGCATAAAGTAGGTTTAATTGTTGCAGTAATAGGTTTGACCGCCCAAGCCATGAGAAATATACAGTTTTTATACACCGGGGTTTCCCCCTCAGATGCAGATATGCCTCTATGGGCGCTTAAAGACGCTGGTATTTCTATTATAGCGTTTTGTTATTTTTACTTGGCGGCGCACACATATTTAAAAGATAGAGTTCAGCAACTTTTAAAACCGTCAGAAAAGAAACGAATAGCTAAAAAACAGCCCCAAAAGAAGAAAAGAACTAAAAAACAAACTACAGGTAAATAGCGATGGCATCCACATATTCAAGTAATCTAAAAATAGAGTTGATGGGTACTGGTGATCAAACCGGTACTTGGGGTACTACGACTAATAACAATTTCCAGTACGCATTAGAAGACGCAATTGTTGGGTATACAAACGTATCTTTTGCTTCTGACGCAAATAAAACCCTTACTTTAACAGATAGTAACTCTGCTCAGGACGCTAGAAATTATTTTCTGTATGTAACATCCGGGGTTTCTCTCACCGCCACTAGAGAATTAGTTGTACCGACAATCGAAAAACCTTATGTAATTCATAATGCTACATCGGGAAGTCAAAGCATAACAGTAAAAACCACTGCTGGTACGGGGGTAACTGTCCCTAATGGGAAGAAAGCTCTTCTTTATGCCGATGGCACTAATGTAGTAGAGCAAGTTAATTATGTAGGTGACCTCACTATCGGGTCCGTTACTTTATCGACAGCGTTGCCAGTGGCTTCGGGCGGCACTGGGGCTACGGATGCTGGAACGGCACGTACTAATCTTGGTTTGGCTATCGGAACTAACGTACAGGCATACGATGCCGGGTTGCAGTCTATAGCGGGGCTTACTACTTCCGCTGACAAGATGATTTACACAACTGGTTCGGATGCTTACGCTGTCACAGCATTGACTTCCTATGCCCGTACTTTGCTTGATGATGCTGATGCTATTGCTGCAAGAACTACGCTGGGGTTGGGTACTTCCGCTACAGTTAATACGGGGACTTCTGGGGCTACTATACCGTTGCTAAACGGCGCGAACACTTACTCTGGAGCCAGTACATTCTCTACTTCTGTTCAAATAACCAGCCTTGGGGTAGGGACTGCTGCTAGTGGTACTACTGGTGAGATTCGAGCTACAAATAATATTACCGCGTACTACTCCTCTGACAGTAGGTTGAAAGAAAATGTTGTTAGGATTTCTGACCCTATGGGTAAACTTTCTGCTATTAATGGATATATGTTCGATTGGACAGATGAGTATGTATCTAAACATGGTGGAGAAGATGGCTATTTTGTTCGTAAACATGATACTGGAGTTATAGCGCAGGAGATTGAGAAGGTTATGCCTGAGTGCGTAGCTACTCGGGATGATGGATATATGGCTGTCAAATACGACCGACTTGTTCCTTTGTTGATAGAGGCCGTGAAGGATTTGCAGCGGCAGATTGATGAGTTAAGGAACCCGTAATGGCGTTGAACGGCTCTGGCCCCATATCACTTGGAGGTTCTACCTCGGGGCAGTCTATTAACCTTGAGTTAGGGCAAAGTGCTACGGCTCAGATTAGCCTTAATGATACTGCGGTGCGAGATTTAGCCGAAGTTTCCTCCGGGGCTATTGTTGTTCCCACGGATTTTTATGGTAAATCTTCTGTAACAGTTTCGCTTAACCCCTTTACTTGGGATGGCAGTACAGAAGGCAGTACAGGAGCAGTATACGATGTAGACATTACTTACGCTGGTAATGTTACTGCTGGGGTCCGTTTTGGGTCTGACGGGAACGTATACGCTATATGGCGAGAGGGAGGAACCACTTTTTATACGCAAATGCGCTCTGCGACAGACTGGGTGAGGCCAACTTCAGAGGCTTCTGGATATTATGTCAAAGGCACTGTTAGTAGTGGTACTCTTTCATCTTCTCCCGGAGCAGGGTACGTTCTTCTTACATCAAACAGAGATTATTATGTAGTTAGAACTATTATAGGAGTTAAGTCATGTTCTGGCACATTTTACATATCAGATGATGGTACTGACGGTGGCATTGTGGATAGTATAGGTTTTTCCTTTATTGCGGAGAAAGAAAAATAACCATGTTAATTGGTATTCAAGAATACAGCAGGACTCCTCTTGTAAGGGGGTATAGGGGTAAAGATAAAAAATTACTTGCCCAAGTATCTCCAAAAACCGGAGCGCATACCGTTCGTACACTTGTTGGGAAGACGTTTGATGATAATGCAGGCGACTTGGATTGCTGTCCTTTAAAAATTAGCAGGAAGGACCAAGATGGGTTAGTACGAGATGAGTTTACAGCAGATAGGTCAGAGTTTACTACCCGCCTAGCTGTAACCAGACACCCTGTCAATAGATTTATAAGTGGGTATAAGCATAAAATTACAGGTTTAGATCAATGGAAACTTAATGATCCTGTGCCTTCTTTTAGCGATTTTATCTCTAATTTTGACTCTATATCTGCTGATTATTCAGCTATAGAGGATAATTCTATATTTTTTCATTTTGCTAAACAGGTTGATTTTTTAGGTAGCGATCTTAGTCAGTACACCCATACCTATGATATTGATACGCAGTCGGAAGAAATACATAGTTTGTTTGATACTGTTTATGAGAGGGTATTTCCAAGATTACAACTAAACTCAACACAGGAGCTTGATATAACTATTACTCCTACACCTCTTGAAATATCTTGGATAGAAACGAAATACGCCGATGACTACATTTTATTAGGGTTGTGATGGTTATGGTACTTGATGCACTACTAAATATAGGTGGTAAGTTAGTTGATAAACTGATTCCTGACCCACAGGCTAAAGCAGCAGCGCAGCTTGAACTTGCAAAACTTGCCCAGTCTGGCGAGTTAGCAAAAATGGCTAATGAAACGGAGCTATTTAAGGAAGAACAACAAAACTTAACTGACCGGCATCAAGCTGATATGGCATCGGACAGTTGGCTGAGTAAAAATATCAGGCCAGCAACGCTTATATTTATCTTGGTGACGTATGCAATATTTGGGTTAATGTCAGCGTGGGATATAGAGGTCAATGCACCATACGTCGAACTGTTAGGCCAATGGGGTATGTTGATTATGTCCTTTTATTTTGGTGGTAGGACATTAGAGAAAATAATTGATATGAGGGCAAAAAAACAATGACGGAAATAAATAGAATTTCTGAAGATATGAGTCGTTGAAAGATAATGTATAAGCTATCCCAGAGGTCTATAGACAGATTAAACGGTGTTGATGAGAGATTGGAAATTCTTGTCCACAAAGCCATTGCTATTACCTCTGTTGATTTTGGTGTAATAGAAGGTTTAAGAACCTATGATCAACAGGAAGCTCTTTTTTTAAAAGGTGCTAGTCAAACCATGAAAAGTAAACATTTATCTGGCGAGGCTGTTGACTTGATGGCTTATTTTGACGGAAGACCATGCTGGGAACTGACTGTATATGATGATATTGCAGATGCAATCAAAAAAGCATCGATAGAAATTGATGTCCCTATACGCTGGGGGTGTGCATGGCACATACCTGATATTCGTAAATGGGGAGGAAGTATGGAAGAAGCTATGAATAATTACGTCGATCTTCGCAGGAGAGAGGGGGGGAGACCTTTCTTAGACGGCCCACATTTTGAAATCGGACTATGAAAGGGTTGGTAGCATAATGGCACTTATAAAAATTCAATTTCGTCCGGGTGTAAACCGAGATCAAACCAACTACACTGGTGAAGGAGGTTGGTGGGAAACGGAGAAAGTTAGGTTTTTTAGTGGTTTCCCTCAAAAGATTGGTGGATGGGCGTCTTATACTACTACGCAGATTCTTGGTATATGTAGGCAGATGCTAGGGTGGATCACTACATTCAGTGATGACTTTTGCGCCCTTGGAACTAATAAGAAAGTCTATATAGAAGCCGGAGGCGCTCTATACGATATAACTCCGTTACGTGATACTACGGCTGCTGGCGATGTGACATTTAGTGCTTCGAATGGGTCTTCTATTTTGACGGTCGCTGACACTCTTCATGGTGCATCGGCAGGGGATTATGTTACTTATTCAGGGGCGGTTACTTTAGGGGGGAACATAACCGCTGACGTTTTAAACCAGAATTATGAAATAGCTACCATAGTTGACGTAGATTCTTACACAATTACAGCAAAGGACACCGATGGGGCTACGGTAACTGCTAATGCAAGTGATACGGGTAATGGTGGCGCTGCTGTAGTTGGCGCGTATGAGATAAGTCCCGGTAACGCCATAGGTGAGTTTGGGTATGGTTGGGGTACTGGGGCGTGGGGTAGAAGCGGTTGGGGATCAGGTTCGGGGGGTGCATCTGGGGTGTTCTTACCTCAACGAGATTGGTGGTTTAGTAACTTCGATAACGATCTTGCGATGAATATTCGCAATGGTGCGCCTTATTACTGGGAACGGGGGGCTACTTCTAACCCAACCACCGCGCTGGGCACGAGAGCAATTACCTTGCAAGCCTACGCTACTGCCACTAGTTACGATCCTAACGATGTCCCTGCACAGGTGGGGCAGATTCTATTATCTCAGAATGACAAGCATTTATTAGCTTTTGGTGCGGTTCCTTACGGCTCTACCTCCACAGCAGATTTTGACCCGTTGTTAATACGTTGGGCAGACCAAGATAATCCGGGTCAGTGGGAACCTTTAGCTACAAATTCTGCGGGTTTTATCCGTATTTCTAGAGGGTCTAGGATTATACGTGCTATGGCTACCCGCCAAGAAATACTAGTTTGGACGGATTCTAACCTATACACATTGCAGTTTTTAGGAACCACAGATGTATTTGCATTACAGGAATATGCCGACAATATATCTATCGTATCCCCTCGTGGGGTAGTTACAGCCAACAACATTACGTACTGGATGGGTATAGATAAGTTTTATGTATACACAGGTCGTGTGAATACACTACCTTGTACAGTAAGGAAATATGTATTTAATAGTTTTAATGCCACACAAGCCGAACAAGTTATTTCCGGCACGAACGAAGCCTTTAATGAAGTATGGTGGTTTTATCCTAGTGCTAATAGTGATGTTGTGGATAAGTATGTTGTATATAACTATGGTGAAGATATATGGTATTTTGGCTCACTTTCCAGAACCGCTTGGTTAGATTCCCCTCTCCGTCCATATCCACAAGCAATAGAATCTGATTACGATACCCAAATAGGCACAATGTATGACCAAGAATACGGTAATGATGCAGATGGTAGCGCTATAGAGTCTTATATCCAATCCAATGACTTTGATATTGCGGATGGGGAGAAGTTCATACTTACAAAAAGAATCTTAACAGACGTATCGTTTGAGTCTTCTACGGTAGAAAACCCAGAGGTTACTTTGACTATGAAGACTCGTAACTTCCCCGGATCAGCATTTAATTCCTCTACAGACGACACAGCGAATGTAATAGAGACCAGCGTAGATTCTTTCACCGACCAAGTGTTTATACGCGCTCGTGCTCGCCAGATGGCACTCAAGATAAGCTCTGAAAATGTAGGTGTAGCATGGTCTTTAGGTACTATGCGTATTGATGGCAGAGAAGACGGACAGAGGTAGCTGATATGGCGATGGAAAAATTCAAATCCACTCCGTTGCCCATGCCTCCGCAGGGGTATGATCCTGTGTATATGCGGCAATTAATTCAGGTGATTGAACTGTATTTTAGTAGGTTGGATTCGCAAACCCCGTTACAAGCTGAGTATTTTAAGGGTAGGGGCGACCAGCTTGTTTTGCCGCATATATCCGTGTCAGATAGTACAGATCAGTACGCCACAGGAAATAACACCCCAACTGCCATCAAGTGGAATACATTGGAGTCTGCGGATGGATTTACCTTAAACCCACCGGGTTCGGCTACAGCTACTTATGCGGGTTTTTACAAAATTGATTATAGTCTACAATTTATAAACACGGCTAACGTTGCATATTATGCGACTGTATGGCTACAAGTAAACGGCGTAGATGTTGCTAGGTCTGTCACCCAATTTTTTATACCTGCTAGAAAGTCTTTAACCGACTATGCTTATGTTGTGGGGTATTCTACAGTTGGGTTTGAGTTAGCTGTCGGGGATGAATTACAGTTATATTGGGCGACTGACCAAGCGTATAATCCGGTTGGCCCTGTTGATGGTATTTATATGTTCCAAGATGATGCGTGGACTAATCCGCCAAATCCCTATGACCGTCCAGATATTCCGTCTGCCATAGGCGCTATTACATTTGTTTCAGCAAGTTAGAGGATAATATTATGAGTATAGAACAAGCAGCTCAGTTGGTAAGGTCTAAAGGACGGGGGGAAGATACCGTTCTTATTCATATGACACCCGGTGAAGTCAAGGGACTTCAAGCTATCGCTCTGGCGCATGGTGGGTCTCTGACGATTAACCCGGAAACAGGACTGCCGGAAGCCGGTTTTTTGAAGAAGTTACTGCCTGTGATTGCTGGTGCGGCTTTGACTGGGCTTACTGGTGGGATTATTAATCCTCTCACAGCTTCTATGATTGTAGGCGGAGGGTCTACCGCGCTTGGAATGGCTAAAGGTAAAAGTTTCGGAGAATCACTTGGATCTGGATTGAAAGCGGGTTTGGGGGCTTATGGTGGGGGTACCCTTGGGGCATCTTTAGCAAACACAGGGGCTAGTGCCGTAATGGAGCAGACTAACAACATTGTGCCGCAAAGTGCTATTAAAGGAGTTGATGGTCTTAAGTATATGGGCCAAGGAGTAAAAGACCTTGCCACAGAAGGTGGTCTTGGTCGCTTTGGTTCTGAATTTATGAATCAGGCCGGGGGTAAACTTGGTGCTGCGGCAGCAGGCGCTGGAGTTCTTAGCGGCCTTGGCGCGTTTGACCAGCCCGAAACACAATTCCCCGGTCTGCCGCAGCAGCCTGTTTACGAAGGACCATATATGCCACAACCAAGAGAAGTTGCGTTTAGAGGGCAGTCTGGTGTCCCTATGTCTGATACGTCAGAGTTCATGTATTTCCGCCCTGTATCGTATTTACCAGAACAAATTCAAAAACTTACAGCGGCAGACGGTGGTGAAATAGGCATGAGGGACGGGGACTTCGTGCTAGACGCTCGTACAGTGTCCGAGATAGGCAACGGAAGCAGTAATGCGGGGAAAGAGGTTTTAGCCAGTATGGGTGGCATTCCTGTCGATGGTAGAGGGGATGGGGTCAGTGATTCCGTCCGTGCCAATATCGGTGGTGTCCAGCAGGCCCGGGTAGCCCGTGATGAGGTTATTATCCCCCGTGATCGTGTACAGGATATGGGTGGTCCCGGAAAACTTTATAGCCTCATGGACAGGGCGCGTGAGGCACGTAGGGTAGCAGACCGTGGTGAAGATACTGGTCTTGCTAGAGGTTTAATGGCAGTATAATGGAAGTTTCTATAGTCCCTACCCAGCACATTGACGAATGCTGGGACATGGCAAAAGACCATTTGAAAAAGGCTATAAAGTATACTTATGGTAAGTTTACGATAGACGATATTTATACGGCTATAAAAGATTATGATCACACGTTATGGATAGCGTTTGACGATAAGGGTGTAAAAGGCGCAGTAGTTACCAATTTCACTTCTTATCCAAGGAAAAAGTTCGTTAACATGGCATTTATAGGCGGTGTTGATGGGCACAACTGGAAAAAACCGATGCTTGAAATTTTACAGCGTTGGGCATACGACAACCATTGTGATGGTTTAGAAGCTGTCGGAAGGCCCGGATGGTCTAAAATATTCGAGGATTATGGCTATAAATTAGTTGGCTATGCGTTTGAGATACCCGCAGCCAGTTCAGGTATAGGAGATAGAAATGAGTAGTAGCTCAAAAGCCACACAACCAGCAGGTCAAACTATAACGCAGAGTGTGCTCCCTGCGTATTTCCAACCGTATGTAAAGGATATATTGAAGCGTGGGCAAGCAGCGTCATATCAACCATATACCCCCTACGGTGACCAACGCATAGCCGGGTTTACTCCGGGGCAGGTGCAGGCTCAAGAAGGGGTGTTAGGGTTACAAACCCCGGGGCAATTTGGCGCGGCTACACGGCTCGCTACTCAAGCGGGACGGGCTGGTATTGGCGCTGGTTCGTACTCTCCTGCTTCGTTTACCACTGGTTCATTCACCGATCCGGGGATGGCGTCGCAGTATATGTCGCCTTATATGCAGAATGTTTTAGATGTACAGAAGCGGGGAGCAATCACCGACGCGCAAAAAGCACAGTTAGGAGCTAATCTTGGTGCAGCGCGACAAGGTACCTATGGTGGGGCTAGACAACTCCTTGCCCAGACACAGCGAGAGCAAGCATTGGGGCAGCAGTTGGGGGATATTCAGGCTCGTGGGTTGCAGTCTGCGTATGAGAGTGGAATGGGGTTATTTGGCACCGAGGAAGCAAGGCGTCTCCAAGCGCAGCAAATGGCGGAACAGTCCCGTCAGTATGGTGCCGGGTTGGGGTTAGAAGGTGCTGGTATGGGGCTACGTGCGGCTGAAACTCTGGGTGGGCTTGGTACCGCAGCGCAGCAAGCGGAGCTTCAGAGACTGGGTGCCATTAGCGGTGCCGGTGCCGAACAGCAAGCACTTACCCAACGGCAGATGGATCTTGCGTATCAGGATTTCCTCCGTCAGCAACAGTATCCGATGTCCCAGCTTCAACAGTATGCCGGTTTGATTAGCGGGTTACCAAGTCCGGGGTCTACTCAGGTTCAGACATCGTATTCACGGCCTTCTTCGTTAGCTAATCAGCTTCTCGGTCTTGGGACTGCGGCATACGGTGCGTATAATACGTTTGGTTCTAAAAACGCGAAAGGCGGCGAGGTAAAGAAATACAATGTAGGAGGTCCGGTTGCGTTTGCTATGGGTGGGGATGCAAATAAGGATAGCGTTTTTAAATTAGAGGACGACCCAAAAGAAATACTGTACGCAACTATGGGCGATCCGGGGAAAATGCAGACGCTTATTACAAATGGCAGCGCCGATCCTACCGCCGTAACCATATCGGCTATGCTTGCAAAACGAATCTACGATGCGCAAAAGGCTGCTACAGCACCGACACAGACCGTGGTTTCAAATCTCCTTACCCCACAACCTCCACAGCAAGGACTAGGAGCAGTACCGGCACAACAAGCACCTCAACCTATGCGGGAAGGACTTAACGCGCCTGAATTTACCGCCGCTGATGGTGGGATTGTGGGGTATGCGACGGGGGATAGTGTTAGATATGACTACCTTGCGCCGTACATTTCCGAGGGTGTTGAATACACACCCCCTAAACCAGCGGGGTATAGTGTTTTTGACATTCTTAAAAAACCTTTTGTATCCGCAGCAGGGAAAACAGAAGAACGAGAAAAATTAATAGATTTTTTAACGTCTACTACCCCAGAACAAAATAAATTAAACGAGCGTAGGAGGTTGTTTAACAAATCTTTACCTGAACTGAGGGTGGAAGCGGAATCCAAAGGACTGCCCATATTACCGGGGGTTGAAGAAATAAATATGGAACAGATGCCGCAAAGGAGAGACGCTAGAGTAAGAGACGAAGAACTTAATATGGGGCTACCTCCCCCTCCGTTACCTGATATTGCACCGACTGAACAACCTACTGAACAACCTACTGAACAAGATGCTATGGCGCGTCTGACTGAGTTGTTCGGGGCGGTACCGTCTGCCGTACTTTCTGATGAGGAAATGAAAGCCCTCAAGAAACAGCAGGGGTATGAGGCGTTGATGAACTTTGGTCTCAACCTTATGGCGTCCAAGAGTCCTACGTTGTTGGGG